ACTACCGACAGACTCCATAGGCTGATCTGAACTCGCAACATAGCCCAATTCTGTCACAGAAATCAGAGCAAAGCCTGACTGTTGAAATTAGACAAAAACACAGAAAAAGTCTAATAAAAAATAATTGAAAATAAATGGGGAAAGGTATAGACAGACCGTAATCTATAGAGTAAGTTTATCTCTAACAGGGCAACAAGCCCCCAAACGAAAGGCAAGAAGATGGCAACCTACACAATTCACCCAATGAAACTCGTATCGCTGAATATCTCAACATTCATAACCTATAACCAACAGTATCGAATCATGCACACACCTTTTAGAGGTGGAAAGTCTGCATGGATAATATCTCGCGTTACTGAGGGCGGTTACTGGTCAGCAATTGCAGAAGCCCAGACCTACGACGAAGCAGTTGTAACATTAAAAAAAATCGCACAGGCGAAGGTCGGTGCATAATGGAAACCTATCTAATTCATCCACGCATATACCCGATTTCTCCTGAAACCGCGCAACGAATGGCTTATGAGTGGTCAAAAAATCGCCTAGATTACTATTTTAGGCTTGATTCTTACCAAGAAAATATCCAAGAATACTATCGCCAAATAGCCCAAGACTATGACAACTAACGAAAGGCACACAAAATGACAGAGAAAAACACGAACCCAGTATCTAAGATGCTGGAACCGTTCGCACCTAATGAAATAAACCAGATACCCAAAGGCGGGCTAAAACTTGACTACGTTGGTCATGCCGCGCTAACTAAACGACTGCTAGAAACCGATCTTAACTGGTCGTGGGAACCGTTCGCAGTTGGCGAGGATGGACTGCCCAAACTAGATGAGTCGGGCGGGCTATGGATACGCCTAACAGTCTGCGGTATTACTCGCATCGGTTATGGTGATGCTGGTAACTCTAAAGGCACCCAAGCAGTCAAAGAGGCTATCGGGGATGCGCTAAGAAATGCAGGAATGCGATTCGGCGCGGCACTCGATCTATGGCACAAAGGCGATCTATTCGACCTGACTGATTCGCGTGGAGATCGGAAGCCGGAGCAGGACACAAAGCCCCACAAGCCGTTAGCAATCGTTCGAGAGTTATCACCTGAGCAGTTAGCAAGACTCGAAGGCATTCTGCAACTCATCGCAGAAACCAACGAGGTCGAAAGGTTGCGGGTCGTTTGGAATGACGAAAAAGATTTTTTAGACGTGAAGATAAACGGGACAACGATTAAAGATGCCCTAAATAAGAGAGTGCAGGAATTATCGTGAACATGGACGAATTTATGAAAAGGCTTAAGCAATCCAAACCTATAACGCCTTACGCTGGCACGTCTGGTTGGTCTGGTTCAGATACCAGCAAAGAGCGAGCAGTTACAGAGGATGCAGACGGCACGACCACAGATCGCCAACAGTTGATAATTCTTAACCTAATGAAAGCCAAAGAGCAGGGGCTAACGTGGCACGAAGTTGCCGACTTGAACGAATGGCATCATGGACAGGCTTCGGGCGGGTTATCGATCTTGCACAAAGTAGGACTAATCGCCAGACTGAAAGAACGCCGCGATAAGTCGGCAGTCTATGTCTTGCCAGACTTTATCAACGGCAGGGAAATTAGCGAGCGCAAAGTAAAGACCTGTAAGAACTGCGGGCATACGCTATGAGTAATGAGAGAACCGTAACACTTAACTTCGGGACTGGAAAGGTTGACGGGTTCAACATAGGCATCGACTACTCTAAAGGATTTCAGATTCTTACGATTTATCTAGGACTCTGGTACATCTACTGCGAAAGGTGGGAGAAGTGAGCATCGTAACCCCTATGCAAGTCGAAGCAAGATTAAAAGACCTGAGCAAACTTATCGACCAAGCGCACGACGATCTGGTGCTTGCTGAGACTGATTACCATAACCGCAAAGCAGAATACGAAATTGCTATGGCTAAAGCAAGAATGGCATACGCGACTAAATCTTCACCTACTGGAAAGAATTACACAGTTGGAGAACGCGACGATATGGCACTACTCGATAATGCGGAACTACATCAACTGATAGGGATTAAAGAAGCAGTCGTTAAGGCTAACCGCGCCAACGTGGCACGGCTCAGAGTGCAGGTAGATATTGCAAGATCGATCGGCACATCGGTCAGAACAGGGATGGAACTATGAGCGATATAGCAAAGATGCTATCGGGCGCGTTGGCTGGTCACGATAACCAACGAGACAGGTCGCAACAGAAAGATATCGGACCGAGTGCGATAGGTGACTGTCGTCGTCGAGTGTTCATGCAGATTACTAACGCACCAAAGGTCAACGAAACCGACTCACTCGCCGCGATATTGGGGACATTCATACACTCAGGGGTTGCGGAAGCGATCAAGCGCGAAGACCCGTTTAACGATAACTTTCTCATCGAGCAAGAGTTTGCGATCGAGGGGTTAAGAGGTCACGTCGATCTCTACATTAAAGACAGAAAGCAAGTCGTGGACTGGAAAACGACAAAGGTAAAGAGCCTGCGTTACTTTCCGAGCGATCAACAGAAAATGCAGGTGCAGGTGTACGGGTATCTGTTGGAGCAGAACGGGTATTCGGTAGAGAAGGTCACGCTGGTCGCCATAGCCCGTGACGGGACTTCTGAGGACATTAGAGAACACACCGAGCCCTATGACGAGCAAACTGCGTTAGAGGGGCTCAGATGGCTCGCAGAGGTTCAAGATGCCGCACTAAATAACCAACCGCCAGAGCCAGAGAAGCACGCGAGTTTCTGCCGTTCATGGTGCGACTACTACGATGAAAAAGGGGTAACTGGGTGTCCCTCAAAATCCTAGCGAGTGAAGCAGGCAAAAGGTACGGAGTGACTGAACGAACTATTTACCGTTACGTCAAAAAGTACGAAATCCATAGGTTCGACGATGGGACTTATGACCAAGACCAGTTAGACGCGCTATTCGATAATTACGCAAAACCGGGCTACAAAGACATCGACTGGGATAGGGCAGACTGCAAAGACTTGCCTACTGACTTCTTCTATAAGATCGAGGAAAGAGGGGTCGCAAAGGTTCTCGATGTTCAGGTCTTTCGCTCAATCTGTACGCCGTGCCCTATCTGGAAGAACTGCCTCGGGTATGCAACTCGCAACGAGGATTACGGGGTTTGGGGCGGGATGACTACTGACGAGAGAGTAGCAATATCGGCTAGAGCAAACTCCCCACTTAGGGATAAGGTTCTCGAAGATTTTGCAGAGGTGGGTATCAGCAAAACTAAAATCTACGAAGCGATCGGCAAACTGTAATTTTAAGCACCAGCGCGAGGAAAAGAGTAGAATAAGACCCTCGCGCAGGTTCGCAACTGCCGAGGGCATGACCACTCACTATCAGTATTAGGAGCAGTAAATGAATGATACAACCAGCACATCCGCAGACAACTATTTCGCCATTATCCCCGAGTGGGTTTTATTTTCTGCGATTTCATCAAACGCGATACGGCTCTACTGCGTTCTCAGACGACGAGCAGATAAGCAGTCGGGCAAGTGTTACCCGAGTCGCAAGACGATAGCCGAAGATTTACAGGTCGGTTCAGTTAAAACAGTTGATCGCGCTATGAAAGAGTTGGTCGAGATCGGCGCAGTGAAGGTATTCCACCGAAGCAATAAAGACGAATACACCAGCAACATTTATACGGTGATGACTATGCCGCCCGAAGGCTCAGAAATGACACTAGATAGTTACTCAGACGAGATAGAGTCAGAACTGTCGCTAGGTAGCCCCAAAGTTGACGCTAGGGTAGAGACAAACTTGGGGCTAGGTAGGGTCACAGATGTCGACCAAACCATAGTCATTAAACCAAAGTCAATTAACCAAAGTCATCTAGATAAAGATTTTGCTCGATTTTGGGATATTTACCCGATCAAGATGGGAAAAGGCGCGGCAATCAAAGCATGGGCGAAAGCGATTGCGAGAGACATACCCGAGATTATTATTCAAGGAGCAGAGCGTTACGCAAAAGACCCGAACAGAGAACCCGAATTTACCGCCTATCCTGCAACATGGCTAAACGCTGACAGATGGCTCGACTGCCCATTACCCTCTAAACGATCGCAGGTTTCTAATAGGGGAAGTTTCACCGCGCCTACAATCATTCCCCCACACTTTACTGCGGAAGATGCGCCGAAGGGCGTACCAGCACCGGCGAATCTTCGTGATCTAATTCAAGAAATGTCTAACCCGTAAGTAATCTGTTATCATGTAAGCATTACGCGAGGGGGTGATTATGACTACCAAGCAAGTTAGCCCTAGTTTCGTTCAGGTTGGCGACCAAGTTAAATTCGGCAACTCAGTTTTCACCGTTAAAGGTTTAGAGCCTGATTACTCCGGTGCGTATGATTTTTACCTAGAGAACTCGAACGGACAAGCGCACAAAGTAGTAACGGAACCCGTTACTATCGTACGATGATTGAGTTTAGCGTCGATGGCGCACCAGTCCCACAGGGTTCAATGAAAGTGATTAACGGGCACGTCTTACACTCTCAGGGTTCAGCATTAGCCGTCTGGCGTTCAAGTATTGGACTAGCGGCAAGAATGGCAGGGGCAAAGCCTGTCGAGGGTGCAGTCGCTATCGAGGTTACTTTCAGGGTACGCAGACCAAAGACAGTAAAGAGAGATTTCCCCACCGTTGCGCCTGACCTGGATAAATACGTGCGCGGGTTGCTGGATGCGCTTACCGGAATCTGCTACCTAGACGACTCTCAGGTTATAGACATTATCGCTAAAAAAGTCTATTCAGATCAAGCCGGGGCAGATATAAAATGTTATCAAATTGTTACCTAAATCTTGCGTAATCTATTGACACCGTAATCTATCGAGTGTAATGTTCTACTCACAAGGTTCACCCCGAACCTCAAACGGAAGGTAAGAAAAAATGGAAACTCTTTACATCTCAACAACAGACACCGCTAAGTTAATCCGCAAGGCACTTAAAACTAACTTCCCAGATATTAAGTTTTCAGTCCGTCAATCTTCGACTAGTTGCATCTGGATTTCTTTCGCTGGTAGTCACGCGACAGGCGAAGCAGTTAACAAGTTAGGTAAAAACTTTCGCGGTGCTGATTTCGATGGAATGACTGACTGCGAGAACTCGGTAGATCACGAAGTCAACGGGCAGAAAGTCCGTTACGGCGCGCGTTATGTTTTCGTTCAAGTTGACACTAAGAACCATCCGTGCGACTGCGAGACTTGCAAGGTTCGCGCTCTACAAGATCAGGTGGCATAACATGAAATACAAGTGCTATAACTGCGGAAAGCAATACGCCAAACAGTACGAACTTATGTTGCACCTAGATTTTCACAAAGGCGAGCCAGTTGTACGCGAGTTTGGATGTTACTGCGGGGCATCGTATGACATCCGGTGCGGCAAGTGTTTAGAGTGCGGTCATGTTCACTCGACAGGTTGGGCGCTAATTAAGGCAGGTGCATAAATGTTCGGGCTATTCGCTATCTACTTATTACTAACAGTCTTAGTATTTCTCATAATCTTAGAAATGGATAACTAACTATGAAAATCAAAATGGAAAGAAAATATGTAATTCGACGCAAAGTTATTGGCGCGATACTTGCCGTTCTAGTTATTTATGGTGCGGTTGAAGTTATTACACATCTATGGTGGACACCCGCTGGTTACTGCTGGGGTTCAGTAGAGAAGTGCGAGGGTGGGCTATGAGTTTTGATAGCGTCGGGGCTTGGTCGTGTGGCGACACTTGCCGACTCAGCAAATCTACTCCGGTACTCGTTGCAGTATTTCTAGCAGAACACAACTTAACCGCAGACCAAGAATTCGAGTGCGGCAACTGCACCTGCCGAGATTTATGGAAGATTTCGGAAATGCTATGGGATACGGAAAACGAATTCCTAGTCACGCCATGTTGTCACGGTGAGGCTAGCCATTTCCTAGATATGGAATATGCAAAGCAAGAGGAATACGACCAATCGAGAGAGGACTACCAAAACTATGTTTACGCAGTTACGGGAAGATAAAACTATGCACGCTGATCTCATCAAGCACATCACCGATTACCATTATTTTTTGCAACCGTTTAGGTCGGCAGTTTTAGAAGTTACTAGACTGCACAAACCAACACGAACCGCTGACGAGTGCGGCGATCAATGCTCAGAGTGTAAAACTGAGTACCCCTGCGATACCATCGTCAAAATAAAACTAGAGTTAGAAGCGTTGCCATGACACACGATGAATTACTTGCAAGATTATGGGAGAAGCGCAATAGTTTATGCGATAACTTAGATGTTCACTTTGCCCTGAGCGCAGTAGTTAAGTTGCATAAGCCATTTGAAGATAGCGAAACGCAACTCTGCGAAGAATGCACTCGGATAAGCCCAACAAGAATTAAATATCCCTGCCCAACGATTCAAGCCATAGAGCAAGAACTTAACTAGATTTCGTTGCCTAGACTCGGGGGATGGATAGGCAACCTGCGACGCCAAGACCTCTCGGCACTTCCGTCCGGGGGGTTTTGGTCTAAAATAAGACATTCCGCTATCGACCGAAAGGAAAGAAAATGGACGACCAAAAATTATCCCGCCATGAGTGCGGGGGATGGATATACGAGGGTCAGCCTTGCCAATACTGTACGAAACGGGGTAAGGCTCAGAGATAAAGATAATCGGCAGAACCCTCGTCGTAGCCTTGTTGGTGGGGTCATGTCAGACAGTCGGAGCGAGTGTCGCATTTGCACCTAAGCAACACCTAGCAGTTAAAGCAGTAAAGATCATCAAAGAGCCTAAAGTCTATGCGCGAGGTCTTATTAAGAACGATAGAGAGTTTGACTGCTTAAATAGATTATGGCATCAAGAATCGCGCTGGAACCCTAACGCGCTGAACAGATCATCCGGCGCATACGGCATCGCTCAGTTTATGCCGACAACATGGGGAAACTACAAAGTGAAGAAAACCAAAGACCCACTAAAACAGATCAAGTACGGACTGCGTTATATTAAAATGCGCTACGGTTCATCCTGTAAAGCGTGGAGCCATGAACAGAGATTCGGCTGGTATTGAAAAAAGAAATCGTAGAACTGGTACAGACTAGGGCGGGGAACTACTGCGAAACTTGCGGCAGACCCGCCCTTGAATCTATGGCGTTGCACCATCGAAAATTGAAATCTAGGGGCGGCAAAGACTCAGCATCGAACCTAATCCAAGTGCATCACGAATGTCATAACTTAGGCACTCAGTCAATCCACGCGAACCCGTCAATGGCAACGGACAAGGGCTGGATGGTTAGTAGTTGGGCAGACCCGGAAACCGAACCCATGCTAACCCCTGACGGGTCGTGGGTATTGCTGAAAGATGACGGAAGCACCGAAGTCGTGTAATGTAACTAATACAACCGAAAGGCACACAATGAACCAAATTATTATCGAAGGTCACTTAGGCGCAGACCCCGAACTAAAAGTATTTAAGGAAGAAACGTTAGCGTCGTTCTCACTAGCACACACTCCTAGAAGTAAAGTAAATGGGCAGTATGAGGACGGCGAGACAATATGGTTTCGAGTCACGTTCTGGAACTCTAAATCTGATGCAGTATTAGACAACCTACGCAAAGGCGATAAAGTCCTAGTCGCTGGCAAGTTGTCGCAATCGACCTACACCAACAAAGCAGGGGAAGTGAAGTCGTCGCTAGAAATCTCTGGGACTCATTTCTACCTAGCCACTAAATCAACTAAAGCACCGCGAGTCGATCAATTCTCGAATGAGAAGCAGGATGCGCCGGAATGGTAAGCGAACTCTGGGACACCAAGACCGTTACCGAATACCTGCAAATAAATCTAAATAACTTGCGGCAGTTGCAATATCGCAAAACGATTAAGTGGGTGGAGAAGAAGGGCAAGTCAGTTTTCTATCTTGCCGATGAGGTTCGAGCCTACAAAGACCTACGCGAAAGTCGCAAGACGGTAAACTAGATGCATGATAATCGACAAGGATGAAATAACGCTCGCAGATATTGACGAGTGCATTTCTCATCTGTCGCTAATGTTAAAAGATCAGTACGGGAATAGGCTAACCCATCAGCGTAGGGCGTATCTGTTGGGCGAACTGGACGCACTACTCGACGCAAGATTAGAGGCAAGTAATGAAACTGGAAACAGTAACGATCGAGAGTCTGAAACTCGACCCGAATAATGCAAGAAAACACTCTGCACGCAATTTAGAGGCGATCGCAAAAAGTCTTAATAGATTCGGGCAACGCAAGCCGATAGTCGTTCATAATGGCATAGTGATCGCTGGAAACGGCACAGTAGAAGCCGCTAAAAGTTTAGGCTGGAAAGAGATCGGGATAACTCGATGCCCTGATGACTGGGATGATGAGACCGCTAAGGCGTTCGCGCTCGCTGACAATAGATCGGCTGAACTGGCTGAGTGGGACGAGATAACGCTATCGGCTCAACTGATCGACCTTGATGGGATGGGTTGGGACTTGGAAGAGTTAGGGTTCGAGTCTATCCCGTTGCGCGATCTTGATGAAAGCGAAGACGTTGAGATGAAAGATTTAGGCGAAAAGTATGAGGTAGTTATTTCTTGCGATGGCGAAAGTGAGCAGTCGGATTTACTGTTACGTTTATCGAGCGAAGGTCTTAAAGTGAGAGCAATCGTTATATGATAAAAATAATTACGTTAAAATCAAACATCGTTCGTACTCCGCGAGTTATGCAACTAGAGGGAATGTTCGATCTTGAAACTGTAAGCAATTCCATTACAGAAATTCCAATAAACGTGCCTAATCTTGATACGCAAAAATGGAACATTGGTTTAATTGTTGGTCCTTCAGGAGCAGGGAAAAGCACCGTAGCCAAACATTTATTTGGAGATGTATTACGACAGTCTGAATCGTTAAAATGGTCTAAAGATAAAGCGTTAATAGACGATTTCCCAAAAACGATGTCGATCAGAGAGATTACGGATTTATTGTCCTCTGTAGGTTTTTCAAGTCCGCCGGCATGGTTGCGATCGTATTATGCGTTATCTAATGGTGAGCAGTTTCGAGTTAACATGGCTCGTATTATTTCTGAAAACAACGATTTAACAGTTGTCGATGAGTTTACTTCTGTTATTGATAGAACAACGGCGCAGATCGGTTCACACGCCATAGCAAAAACCATACGAAGACGAGATCAAAAGTTCGTCGCCGTCGCGTGTCATTATGACATTGAAGAATGGTTACAACCTGACTGGATTTATCAACCCAGCACAGGCGAATTCACTTGGGGGTCGGTTCAACCCCGACCACAAGTCAGTCTTAAAATCTTTCACGCAAAATACTCAGCGTGGCAAACATTTGCTCGACATCATTATTTAGACAAAAATCTAAATCGTTCTGCTCAGTTATACGTAGCGACTGTTAACGATCAGCCAGCCGCGTTAATTGCCACACTTGCATTCCCTCATCCAAAAATAAAAAACGCAAAAAGAGTGTCGCGTATTGTTGTTATGCCTGATTTTCAAGGGATTGGGATAGGGATTAAGTTTCTCAGTATGTTATCTGCTGGTTTCAAGGCAAATGGGTTTTCAATATACATTACGACATCACACCCGGGGTTTATGAAATCACTTAATAAATCTGATCAATGGAAACTCATTCGCTTACCTTCAAGAGTAAGTCAACAAGGCAAATCGTTACATCAAAACTTGGTCTTATCTAGAGGACGTTTGACTACTTCGTTTGCTTATGCAGGAGAAATAGATAGTAACATGGCAAGAATGCTTGAACTACCTATAGCGAAATCGTAATCCGACAATGCCTGAAAACACTCCGACCGTAATCAGTATCGACCCCGCGCTATTCGAGAAAGAGCGACAGGTCGTACAGTATCGACAGACTGGCGCAACGTTTGACGCTATTGCTAAGAAACTTGGCTACGCTGATGAGTCCGGCGCGAGACTGGCATTCAAGCGGGCGATGGAAAGAATGCGCGATGATGCGCTCAATGCTGAGATGCGCGAACTCCATAGACAAAGGCTCGAAGTCGCGTTACAGGCTATTTGGTCTGATGTAACCGCTGGCGATCTTGAAGCGATTAAAGTTATGCTAAAGATATTAGAGCGTGATGCGAAACTATTTGGAATCGATGCACCCGTTAAAACCGAACTAGAGGTGACTACTTATGACGGCAACCTTCTACGACAGAGAACACGCGAAATTGTCGAAACTATACGACAAGTTAGAGGACAGGCGAATAGCGTGGGAGACGGACTTAGCGAGACCGGAACAGTTACCGAGTGATGATGAGGACTGGTCGGTTTATCTTTATTTAGCAGGTCGTGGGGCTGGTAAGACTAGGACTGCCGCAGAGTGGCTAGCGTGGGAATCAACTACCCAGAACAATACAAGGTGGGCAATAGTCGCGCCGACGTTTGGTGACGTGCGAGATGTATGCGCTGAAGGTGAGTCAGGGATTATCAACATTCTACGATCGTACGGGTCACTCGCAGATTACAACAGATCGCAAGGCGCGATAACTCTCACCAACGGCTCAAAGATCAAATTATTCTCGGCAGATGAACCAGACCGTTTACGTGGTCCGCAACATCATGGGGCATGGTGCGACGAGTTAGCCGCATGGAGATACCCAGACACATACGACCAATTACAGTTTGGGCTACGGCTAGGAGATCACCCGCGCACAGTTATCACGACAACACCTAGACCAGTTGCGCTTATTCGTAACCTAGTCAATAGAACAGACGGCACCGTTAAAGTAGTCAGAGGCTCGACATTTGATAACGCAGACAACCTAGCACCGCAAGCACTTATCGAGTTACAGGCAAGATACGCAGGAACGCGCATGGGTAGGCAAGAACTGTACGGGGAGTTACTGAACGAGTCAGACTCGGCACTCTGGACTCGCTCGATGCTCGATGAAGCAAGAATCGAACCAGTAAACGCACCGCCTTATTTTCGCGTCGTCGTGGCTATTGACCCTGCCGTAACAAGTGGGGAAGGCTCAGACGAAACGGGTATCGTCGTCGCTGGCGCAACGCCTGATGGTCATTACTACATTCTCGAAGATGCCTCGATGCGTGGGACACCTGAAGCGTGGGCGCGTAAAGCGGTGGAGATGTACCGGAAACATAAGTGCGATCGAATAATTGGAGAAGCCAATAACGGCGGGGATATGATCGAGGCATTATTGCGACAGGTTGACGTATCTGTACCGTATCGCAAAGTTACTGCATCGAGGGGAAAGCGTGTAAGGGCTGAACCTGTATCGGCACTCTCTGAACAGTTGCGCCTTCACATGGTGGGAAGTTTTGAGCAGTTGGAGGATCAGTTAGTTACATGGGAACCGGACTCGGACAAGTCACCCGACCGCATGGATGCAATGGTCTGGGCAGTCACCGACTTAATGGGGAACTCCGGCGCGTTAAGATCACTCGCCGCACTTGCCGATTTCTGTCCTAGTTGCAGACTGCCATTAGTTAAAGGTACGACGTTATGCCCTAGATGCCAAACCGCTATAATACCTAAAGCCTGAAAAACAAGGGGCGCAACTAAGGGGATGTCATGGGTCTAATCGACCGTATTGCAAAAGCCGTAGCAGATCAGATCGAAAAAGCACCTAGTAACCTTCCGGCTGGTTCTGTTGTCATGTCCGAGCAAGATATGAGAAACGCAAGTCAGCAAAACACCTACGGGCAACAGACACCGCTACCGCGCAACCCTCTTATGGCTGGCGTACCGTTCGGTCCGGGTATGCCTATTATGCCGGGCGCGATCAACCCGCTAAGACCTGACGGACGACCTGACCCTAGACGTTACGAATACCAAGTAGCGCAGAACCTCAACATCGGCACAGAGCAAAAACTCGTACAATTCAAGACACTTCGGGGAGCCGCAGAACAGATCGATATCGTGCGTAGATGCGTCGAAGTATTGAAGGCTAAAATCTCTGGGTTGGACTGGGATATCGTAATTGCTGAAGATGCTAGTGAAAAGATTATTGCCGAGATCGGTGGAGATCACACTCGCGCAATGAGTGAAGCACGTCGCAAGTTTTCGGATGATATTTACAGACTGCGTACATTCTGGGAAAACCCTGACCGATCTAATGGTTTAACTTTCATCGACTGGATGATGATGAGCCTAGAGGAAATCCTAGTGCTAGATGCGTGGGCTATCTGGCCGCAGAAAACAGTCGGTGGAGATTTATACGGTTTCCAAATTCTCGACGGTTCAACAATTAAACCAATGCTCGACGATCGCGGAATGCGCCCGATGCCGCCGCAAGCGGCTTACCAGCAAATACTCTACGGGTTTCCTCGCACAGAGTTTCAAGCAAACTCAGACGACCCAAATGCAGACGGTGAATTTACCGCAGACGATCTAAGTTATTTCATACGCAACCGCAGGGCTAACTCGGTATATGGCTCGTCACCTGTTGAGAGATGCCTACCGTTAGCCGATCTGTATCTACGTCGTCAGCAATGGCTACGCGCTGAATACACCGACGGCGTAACCCCTGAGATGATGCTTACCTCAGATGCCGACTTCGGTAATGACCCGTTGGTAATGAAGCAGTACGAAAACATAATCAACGACAACCTAGCAGGGCAGACAGAACAGAGAAAGCGCGCACTCATTCTTCCGGCAGGTCTTAAGCCTGAATTTTACGAAGGCTACGGCGAGAAGTTTAAGTCTGCGCTAGATGAGTACCTCATCACTTCGATAACTGGACACTTCGGCGTACTGCCTACCGAGATCGGGTTTAGTGCAAAGGGTGGACTAGGTGCATCGGGTCACCAAGCAGGGGAAGCAGAAGCCGCGCAAAATATCGGAGTCGCACCTCTCGCTCAATGGATTTCTAAGATGATTACGAACATCTCTTATACGTATCTCGGAATGCCACGCGAACTCGAATTTAAGTTTATGACTAGCGAGATTCACGACAACGAAGCCGCCGCAAAGAAATCAGACTTAGAACTACGCGGTGGAACTAAGACAATGAACGAGCGCAGATCAGAACTCGGACTGCCACTACTCGAAACACCTGCGGCAGATCAACCTATCCTCGTCGCTGGTAATGGCGTGTATCTGTTCACACCTGAAGGAATAGTCAACGCGGCAAGTCCGGGCGCAGGTCTATCTTCACAGGATGCAGAGGTCGACCCAATCGCACCGACTGAGCCAGAACAAAAACCGGAAGCACCTAAAGAAACTGCCGTGCCTGATTTCGAGAAGGCTGGCGTGCCGAGTAAGTCTGAAGTAAAGGATGCGCTATCTCGTTTGGCAGTATTACCTAATGAAGCGGCAGAACATCCTGCATCAGATGACCCAGACCAGTTAGCAAACTCAGTCGAAAGCCCGTGGCCGATTATTGAAACTGTCGAAGGTAACTACATAGTCGACCCTGATGTATGGACTAAAGCCCAGTTAACTCTCGTGACAATTAAAGAACTGTACGGCACCAATTACGGCATGAACCGTAAAAATGTAGCGAAACATATCGAGTCAATGGGTCAGGCACTTACTCCGTATCGTGGCTACCCTCTCGTTTACAACGATGGCGAAAGAAACATCATCATCGACGGGCATCACAGACTATTCGCAATGTGGCTACTAGGGATGGAGCAAGCCCCTGTCTGGTTGGGAACTCCCGACATGGCAAAGGAAGCCGCCGCAGAGGTTAAAGCATTTCTAAAGTGGGCTAAAAAAGGTGGAGCCAATCGCAGGGATTTCGACTTTAAGGCACTCGACCCAATCGTTGCAGATGCGCTCAATCGTTGCGCCTTCGATGGGGACATGGATACCGCCTACTCGCTCGCAAAGGCTTACACTCAATGACTTCGGGCGTTCATCAAATCGATGGACGGATAGCCAGTAAAGCGGCAGTCAAAATACGCGCCGCATTAAAACAAAGCATCGATGCGAGGCAAGTCATTACAGATTACGCCATGACTCATCCAACGGTAAGCGAGTTTATTTCGCAAGATCGCGCAAGGGCTAGAGCGTGGGCAATGCACAACGTCACGCTAGACCACGAAGCCCTAGAAGCCGCGCTAAAGCGACACTACGCGACGATGTATGTAGTAGGGGTTGCATCAACTTACGACGATTTTGGCAGGATTCTCAGGGCTAAGAAGGCAGAGAAAAAGCCACCGCATAACTGGGATGCGATGGGTTGGGCAAAAGATGTTTTAACTCATTCGATCGACTGGCAAACATGGGAGCCTGGAAACAAAGTAGGGGAAGCGTTACTACGTCAGCCGGGCGGGTTAGAGAAACTTCTCAACGGCATAAAGATTAAATCGGCAGAGATGAAGGGAACCAGTTACGACTTACTAGGTAGCAAACTTGCAGACGGGTTAGCAATAGGCGCAAGTCCTACGCGACTCTCGGAGATGATTCAGGATTCAATCGCAAACCCTGAGCGTTCTCTAATGATCGCACTTACTGAAGGCTCGCGCGCCGCTAACTTCGCCGCTAAAGATTCTTTCGAGTCGCTAGGTGTTGAAAAAATACAATGGTCGTCGGCAGACCCAGACGATGAAGAGTGCGACATCGATGGAGAAGTAACAGAGATCGATGGCGTTTTCAGTAATGGTCTAGGAATAGACGATATGCCCGTACACCCTAACTGTCGTTGCTTAATTACTACCCCGCCAGATTTACCAGAGGGATTCGTGCCATTCGCAGACGATGAAGAAATAGAATAAAAATATCGGTACAATTTAACAATAATCTGAAAGAGGAAATCCAATGGCACTAATTCATACAAACGTAACAGTCGGAACTACTGCGACACCTCTAGTCACTCTTCCTAATGGCGTTGGTTATGTTGCCGTCTCTATTCAGAACAGGGATACGGTCGCTATCGCAGTCGGCGATGCAAATATAACGATGGCATCAGGGGCTAACGGTGGTCACACTATCGCCGCAACTACTGGAACTTATCAGGTCTGGATGCACGGTAACGAAACTATCTACGGAATTTCAGCCGCGGGAACTTCAACAGGCGCAGTATCTATTATCTATCCGGCGTAACTAAATGGCAGACACTTTCGTACCGCCTGCTGGCGTAGCAGACGCCGCAAAACGCGCAATCGACTGGATAGCAGATGGTAAAGCAGGGGATGGATTTACTAGCACGGGCAGAACAAGGGCGGGACAACTTGCAAGACGTGAGGCAGTTTCGCGCGATACCATTATGCGAATGGTTAGTTTCTTCGCTCGTCATGAAGTTGATAAGAGGGCAGAGGGATTTAGTCAGGGAGAAAAAGGCTATCCATCCGCAGGGCGTGTCGCTTGGGACGCATGGGGAGGAGATGCTGGCAAATCTTGGGCTGAAAGTATCGCCGCCAAATTGAACAGGGAGAAATCGACTATGGCAAATGACTTCGCTAATTCTTACGCCGCGATCATTAAGCAAGAGAAGCAAGAGGACGGGTCGTTACTCGTTTATGGCAAAGCAACCGACGACTCGCTAGATATTGACCAGCAAATCTGCGATGACGTTTGGCTATCTAGTGCAATGCCTGAGTGGTTCAAGACCGGCGGTAATATACGCGAACAACACTCGTCAATCGCCGCAGGAGTCGCTAAAGAATATGAAACTAAAGCCGATGGTCATTATATTAGCGTGCTTGTTGTCGACCCTGTATCTGTTAAGAAAGTGGAGTCAGGCGTTCTCAAAGGTTTCTCAATAGGCATCAAGTCCCCTAGAGTTGTCAGAGATCAGAAAGCCGCTAACGGCAGAATAATCGACGGGCAGATCGTAGAGATTTCACTCGTTGATAGACCAGCAAACCCAAACGCGAAACTCATGCTCGCCAAATCAGTCGAGGGCGAGACTTCGTTGGTACAGGTTGAGGAACTGATCGAGAAGAAAGAACCAGACTACGCCGGGATGATTCCTGAGCGCAAAGGTTCACCAACAGATAAAGACTTATACGCGCAAGTTATATCAGATGCAAAAAAGAAATTCGACGTGTATCCGTCTGCCGTTGCTAATGCTTGGGTGTCGGGGGAATACAAACGGCGTGGCGGTACATACTCAAACAAAGAAAAGGAAAAGTCTATGCTCGCAGAAGTTATCAAAGAATTACACGCAGACTCGGCTAAGTTTGACCAAGCCTCGTACGATGCGGCTCGCAAAGGTTTGGCTCAGTTGATTATGTCCGAAGCAAGCGAGATCGGCGACATGGACTCAGACGAACGCGACGACATCCAAACTCTATTGCAGGCGTTAAAGCACCTGTTCAATTTCCGCGATGGTGAGATCGATGAAGATCAGGAAGCAGGAATGCCGCCAATGATTCAACTCGCCGCCGATGCTACTTCCAAAGACTGCGACTGCGACGGATGCGCCGCGTGTGCTAGTGATGGTGGATGCGATGACGACATCTGTAAAGGTTGCGACAAGATGTCTGCTAAGTCTGCTGACGTTTCTAAGTGCCTACAGTGCGGATGTCATCAAGTCGCTAACGATCACGGGCTAACTCAGGTTCGCATTACAGGGGCGACACCAACTAACGAAATGGGCAACGTATCAACGGCAACGATCATAACCCCAGAGCAAAACGCGGGCAGTATTAAATCCGTTGAGGGTGAAGAAACAGTAACCGAAGAAACAACCGAGCCTACGGTAGAGGCAGAAACTACCGACCATGAGATTCTCGACGAGAAGTCGGTTACGGCTATTATCGAGAAAGCAGTAAAGAGTGCAACTGATTCAGTCAGGTCGGAGATCGATGAACTTCGAGTCGCAACTAAGGCGGCAGAGGCTAAAGCGATGGAACTTGAAACAGAACTAACAGTCGCAAAATCTGCGGCGGCATCAGGTGGTCCGAAAAGGGCTGGTCGTGCCGTGGCAACAGATACCAACGAACTACTAATTAAAGCCGCTGAGTATCGACTCAAAGCATCAGCGACAACAGACCCAATACTCGCAAAAGGTTATAAGGCGTTAGAAAAGGAATTCCTATCTAAAGTCGCACCAACCCAAAGCGAAGACTAATCAAACACTCGAAAGGAAATAAAATGGCATTAACCGCACCTAAAGCGGCAGACCTCTTCGGTGACGAAACCTCACCTAAGAAAGCCGCTAAGCGCATGGACGAGTTTCAAGACTCGTTAAATAAATCTTTCACACTTCCAAATACATCAGGACTAACACCGGAGCAAGACCCTACTGCGGCACTCGAAGCACTAGCCGCTACAAAGTCATTAGCACCGGAAGCCCTTGCAGGTCTTAACAATGCGATCGCCTCTCAGCGTTTAGCGTTACAGGATATGCAGAAAGACATCACACTCACAAGCCCATTATCTACATCGTTTGCGGCGTTTGACTTGGAAGCACCTGCAAAGTTGCTTACACCTCGCCCAACTCCACTTCGTAACAAAATCCCACGCAAAAAAGGCGTAGGAACCAGCCACAGAGTAAAGAGAATCACAGGGTTTACAGGTACAGGCACCGGAGGTCAGGGACAAATCTGGCCGGGCGTAACAGAATCAACAACTACCTCGTTCGGTTCTATTGCGTTCGAGCGTGGCGCAAAGATCAGTTATACATCTGACGACTTGATCTTGCCTTACAACTCTTACTCGCTATCCGATAGCGTTTCATTCGATGCTAACTTCTCAGGACTTGGATACCAAGACCTTCGCCAGTTGTCATCAACTTCTACACTCTATGCAACTATGCTCATGGAAGAACGCATGATGCTTATGGCTCGCGGAACTGCAACAGGTTACGCAGGTGCGCTATCTGCACCAACCGTAACAATCACCGCACCATCGCCAGCAACAGGACAGGTCAAAGTACCTGACAACACTTACTACATCTACGTCACCGCCGATGCTGGTATCTCTGGCTCAGGTTTTGGTGAGTCAATCGTTACGACCGTTGCTTCACAGGCGGCTTCTTCACAGGTTCTAAAATTCGTCATCACACCTGTAACCGGCGCACTTGGCTACAACATCTACATCGGTACAACTACTGGCGTTGCTAACGCTAAGTATCAGGGAACCATCAAAGGAACAACAGGTTATGTTGTCGGTACTGGTTCTACATCAGTCGGCGATACACTCGTTTACAACTCAACAAGCACCATTCTTGCCTCTCGCGCGTCTGCGGATACTTCTGCATACTCAACAGGTTACGATGGAATCTTGACAACTGTTCTCGGTGCCAATACTGGTTACAACTACAACATCAACACAACATTCTCGAACACCAATCCGGGCATCGAGTTTCAAGTTGTGTTCGCTAACCTCTACAACTCAGTAAAGGCAGACCCAGACGAAATCTTGCTTAACGGTTCAGATCGTAAGCAACTCTCTGACGCTATCAAGGGTTCGGCTAACGCTAACTACCGCCTACAAATCTCACAGGATGAAACAAGCGGAGTTACCTACGGTTCAGTCGTTAACGGAATCGTGAACGAGACTACTGGAAAGTCAGTACCTCTCACCGTGCATCCGTGGTTGCCGCAGGGCGTTGCGCCTGTATTGTCTTATACCTTGCCAATTCCTGACACCGAGGTTTCGGACGTCTGGTCTAACTACATGGTGCAGGACTACATGGGCATACAATGGCCGGTCACGCAATTCGCGTACGAATTTTCCACCTACTTCCGTGGAACTTTCTTCTGCGTAGCACCAACATGGAACGGCGCAGTATCCGGCATCGTTTCTGCATAGTAAGTAATTAAGTACGGGGGAGAGGGTCGCACGTGGCTCTCTCCCCTATTTAATAAGGGGGCAAAATGGCACGGCTAGTACCGAGGGACGGGTTCGCTAAAGAGGTAGAGATAAATCGCCAGTCAGGTGCGAAAGTATTGCGTGCTGATAAAAGTGGACTCTACTCAGTTGAAAACCCGCAAGACATCAAAGCATTAAAGGCAGAGGGATTCTACGAAGGCAATTTAGCACTACACACCGAGGGCGATGGGCAACGAGGCTACACCTGCACGAAATGCGGGTTTGGTAGTTGGTTCAAGTTATGTTCACGATGTGGGCACGACCAAGCAAGTCCTAAAACAGACGGAGATTAAAAATGGCGTCAGCGTTTTCACCTATAACTCAGTTTCAGTCGGGGTCGTACCTAACGATCGCAGAATATAAGAACGCGCCTACTGCTATTGACTACTCGAACCTCGTAACAGGTGGAACGTCTGCCCAACAAGATGCAGAACTCGCGGCAGTTATTCAGCGAGCATCGTCTTACATTGACATTTATGTAAACCAACCCCTAATCGCGCAGAACTTTCTTGAACAGTCGCGTACTCGCATGACCCAAGAGGGGTTTCTAGTGATTTCCCCAGACTTTAATAACGTGGTGTCTCTGAACTCTCTACAATACGGCGCAGTCCCGACTAATTTAGTGACCGCAAGCGCACAGTCGTTGCTTAGTTGCTGGTTCGAGAAATCTCAAATTATCTATCCACTATCTCAGTTAGGGCTTACCTATTCGTCACAAGGTCCGCTATCTTTCGGTTTTCCACCATCTACGCGGTCAAAGATTTATGCGTCCTATAACTACACGGCTGGCTATTGCAACGGAAACATATTGACTGCTACGGCTGGCTCTACCTCTTTCACAATGATCGACCCTATTGGTCTGACTGCTGGAACTGTCGTAACTATCTATGACGGGCAATACACCGAGCAGGTTACAGTTTCTCCGACTTATGTTTATGGGTCAAGCACCGTAAACGTCACTACCGCACTTCAGTACGCACACGCTAAAGGCGTGGCGGTGGGCAATATGCCGCAAGCAGTTAAGCAAGCCGCTATCTTAGTTACCACAGACTTCCTGAAGGTTCGCGGTGATTCATCGCTAACAATGTCAGTAACTACTCGCGCGACATCTGGACCGAGTGTTCAGGATATTATCGGGTCAGATATTGCACTTGCTAAAGAATTACTCGCACCATTCCGACGGATGCGCTAATGGCAGTCGGCAGAACGCAACTACGATCTACTCTTTACTCGTACCTTACGGGTGCGGCTATTCCAAATCTGGGGCAAGTATTTACGTCATTTCCTAAGCGCATAAACTTTCAGATCAACTCAACCGCTGGACAGATGAGCAGAGCCGCCGCAGTTATATTTATTCAGAGTGAGCGCGAGACTCGTCTGGCTATTGGTGGAGCGACTAATGGTTGGAAGCGCGTTGATTTTCAAGTTATCTTACAAGTCTTTCACCACTCGCTACAAAATAATGCCGAAGATGCCATGTCGGATTTTGATACACTTATAGACAACATCAAAAACACTTTACGCGCTAGTCATAACTTCGGAGATACTTCGCAGGTGAACGTCTGGCAGGGTGCGGAACCTGTTATCGATGCGTCTTACGGCGAACCTGTTACCTCAGACAATGGAGCAACGGAGACGTGGGCAGAACTTCGATTCGATGTAACTCAGATGATTCAGGCTTAGGAGAGAAATGGCAACGTACCAATACAACGGCGACGAGGTGCGGGTATTTCCCACACTTGGTTTAACCTTAAAATCGGGAGATACTTTCGACTCAACAGAGGACATAATCTCTGCGGATGTAACTCTCGCTTCAACATCAAAGAAATCAGCACCGACAGTAGTACCAGTATCCGAACCAACGTCTGAACCAACACCTGAACCGTCAGCCGCGCCTGACACAACGCAAGGAGCGTGAGTAAATGTCCGTACAAAATACACATCGCAGTTATTTAGGAATCGCAAAAGAAACAACTAAGGGAACGCCAGTAACTACACCCGTCGCGTACATTCCTGTAATTGCCAATACATTAAAGCCACAGGACATCTACACGCCTCTATACGATGAGGGTTTGCGCGGTTCTCTGGTTAAGAATTACAACTACTTACAGGGTCGCATTCACTCAACCTACGACTTCGGTGGGGCAGTATTCGCCGACACAATTATTTACCCGCTAACTGGATTACTTGGTGAAGATGTGGTTTCAGGTTCAGCACCTTACATCCACACAATCGCGTTAAAGAACTCAGCAACCGCCGCCGCAGATGCTCAACCTGCCGCTTATACCTTGCTAGATTTCTACTCTGCCAACGTTCGTTCATGGACGGGTAACCAATTCCACGACTTCTCGCTAAAGTTTAATGCCGACGGACTTCTCGAGTACGACGCAAAAGCGACAGGCTGGCAGTCAGCAACAGTCGCAACACCTACTCCATCATTCACAACTGTATTACCTTCGGTCGTATGGACTGGAACTGTTAGCGTCGCTGGTTCGACTATCTCCAACTCAACTCAGGGCAGTATCGACATGAAGCGACCAGTAACACCGATCTACGGAATCGCAAACGTGCAGACTCCGTACCAAGTATTCGTCGGTGCGCTAGAGGTTACAGGCAAAATCACTTTCCTCATGGAGAATGATACGCAACTAACTAACTACCTCACAAACACCCAACCAGCACTCGTCTTTAACTGGACAACTGGAACAGGTGCAACCCAGACTTCGATACAGGCAACAATGACGAAGGGTGCATACACTCTGGCAGTTATTGAACGCTCTAAAGATTTCGTCGAAGTCATGGTCGATATCAACGCGCAAGGAAATACTACCGATGTCGGTGCTTCGGCTGGATATTCCCCTATCAAGTGGGTAGTCAAAAACGCAGTTACCTCTTCAGTAGCGTAACTAATAGAACGCAACAGGGGCGGCAGGTCGAGTCGTGTGCCTTCTCAACTCCCGCGCCCCTGTTGCCTATTTTTGCTAAGATAACGGCAAGGCTAACAAGGGGGCAAAATGTCTAGAAAAATCACACTACCGTCAGGCGCAACCGTCAATGTCAAAGACGCAAGCGGGCTAAAAGTAAAAGACCGTAATCGCATTATGGAAGCGGGCGATGGTGAACTATCTGCTAAAAAAGGAATTGCTATCGGTAATGCGTTGCTGGTTACGATTATTGAGGACTGGTCTTACGATCTGCTTATCCCATCAGTCAAAGAGGACTCGATCGACGAGTTGCCTATTCCTGATTACGTTGCACTAATGAAAGAAACCGAGTCACTTACCAAAGATTTATTTCCTGAGATCGTCGAGACGGTGGAGAACGCGCAAGACCCAAAAGCAATTACCGAAAACTTGAACGACTAAAGGATTTACTAAAAGGGTTTCAACGATCGCCTGATTTTGATTACCCCGACAGAGAGTGGTTCTATTACAGGTTCGCAGATAAGTTTGGTTGGACACCTGACCAAGTGGACGAACTACCAGCCGCACGATCTGACTGGTTACTCGCTATTGCGGATGCAGTCGAGGAAGTTAAAATCGAAAAGATGGAGCAACGGTGAGCGATAACAGAAATGAAGTTAACGCCGCCTTACGCGCTTGGGCTAATCGCATGGATGAAGCCGCTTACCGCGCAACTCGCAGGATAACTAACGAACTGACCCGACAGGCAATCGAGAACGCAAGTCGGGTAGTCGTTGACCCCGGGCAAAAAGGTAACTCGCTAACAGTAGGCTCGCACGTATATGGCGGGCAAAACTACGACGGGTCAGAGCCACCAAACAGGCGCACAGGCAACTTAGTTAAAAACATTCACGGAAACCCAGTAACTAAAGGGTTTAATGGATACACCGCGAGCGCAGTATCCGAGGCAGAATACTCTCGGGACTTAGAAACTAAATACAAGGTAAAATATCTATTTATGACACCTGCGCGAAATTACTTAGTGCAGTCAGGTCTAGCGCGTGCGTATCTCGTCGAAGAATTAAAAAGGGTCTAGGGGGCTGACTAATGGCTGGCGATATTCCTAACCTTAACGTCGAGGTAATGGTTCAACTTGGTAACCTCACCGCCGCAGTTGAACAAGCAACGATGGGCATGAACAAAATCGGCAACGCCGCGCAAGGCATCGAGCCTAAAGTGACCTCGGCTGGTTCAGTAATGAAGGGCGCGTTTGCTAGCGGTGTTCTGCTTATGGGGATGCAACAACTGACCCACGGCATTAAGGACATAATTAAAGAAGCGGCAAAGGCAGAAACGACAACCGTCGCGCTCGCTACTGCGATGAATAACGCAAAAACTAATACCGAAGAAAATAGAATCGTCGTCGAGAAGTCTGTTACCTCGATGGAGAATTTAGGTTTTAAGGGTAACGATGCACGCGAGTCTATGACTAAACTCGTTACCGCGACTGGCTCAGTAGAGAAATCAACATCGTTGATGAGCCTTGCGGCAGACCTAGCCCGTGCCAAACATGAAACGCTAGCCGAAGCCTCTGGAACCCTTGCTAAAGCGTCTGTGGGGTCGGCTAAGGCGTTCAAGGAGTTTGGCATTGTTCTCGATACACACCTGCCTAAAAACCAAGCCATAGCCAAAGCGATGGACGAATTGAACGGCAAGATTGGTGGGCAGTCGCAAGCCTATCTAAAGACTTACGCGGGTCAGTACGAATTACTACAGTCGAAGATGGAAGCCGCAAAAGAGAAAATCGGCAGTGCGCTAATTCCTATTCTTGAAAAACTTATGGGAATCTTTACGACAGTTTTTACTAAAATCCAACCAATACTCCCAGAGTTAACGCTACTGGCTACAGGCATCGGGTTAGTTGTCATAGCCGTAAAGACATGGACAGCCGCGCAAAAATTGCTCGACATTATTTTAGAGGCAAACCCTGTCGCCTTGATCGTCACTGCTATCGGGCTACTCATAGCCGCATTCGTTATCGCATGGAACCATAGCGAAACGTTTAGAAGAATCTTCGTCGATGGGATGCAGGCGGCAGTAAAAGGCGTTGGTTTTCTACTCCATGTATTCGGGATGTTTGAGGAAGGACTGCTAAAAATTGTGACGGGACCGTTGCAGTTACTTCTCAAAGGGTTATCGCTATTAGGAGTGAGTGCCGCTGGCGATGCGCTTAAAGGTTTGCAGGGTGGCATTAAAGGCGTTGGGGATTTCTTCGATAGTGCGCAGAAAAAAGTAAATGGTTTTGCAGACAATCTAGAGTCGTTGAAGAATAAAAAAATATCAATCGGCATCAGTATGCCTGATCTTTCTAAAGGTGGGAAGTCTACAGGACTTGTTGGCGATCTTAGCGGTGATCTTGCAGGCGGTGATACCGGTGGCAAAAAAACCGCCGAAGAAAAAGCCGCCGAAAAACAAGCCAAAATTGCAGAAAAAGCCGCGGCAAAAGCCGCCAAAGAATTAGAAAAACGTAATGCCCATATCAAGAAATTAAACGATGAAGCCATCACAATCGAAACCAAAATGCACGAAGTCCTCGTTGAGCGTCAGGCTAGGATGAACGATGCGCAGGCTAACTTAGACAATGCCAGAGCAGACGCCTACGCAAATCACAAGGCAAAAATTGCAGACATTAACGAAAGAAATGCCGATGCGATTAAGAGTGCTACGGACAACTACAACGAAGCGATGGAAAGTGCAACTAAAGATCATAAAGAAAAAGTC